GCCATGCGCGAGGTTCCCAAGTTCATGCTGCCCACCGTTGCGGGGATGGGCCAGTCGAGTCTGCCCCTGCCACCCAATGTGAGAACGGTCCACCGCGACCCGATGGACGGGCCATTTCGGCCCTGTCGCGGCCCTAGTTTGGTCGGGGCTGGGTGGATACCGAATCCGCCCACGACCCACACTTTTGACGCGCTGGCCATGGAGCAGACAGTCGCTCAAAGATGTTTTACACCCATGAAACCAGGCGTCGTCCCGTGCCCCCCTGACACCTTCCACACCGACTTTCAACATTTTGAGTGGGTTATGGACTGGTTCTTGGGGGAGAAACACATCGGTCTGCCCCCACTGAATTCGCCACAGGCCAGTCGCATGCTGGAAGACGACCTACGGGCAGCGGGGTACGACCAAACAAAAATACGTCGTTACATGAAGCCCTTCAAAGAGAGTGCCCAACTGGGCGTGGGCTGCTTGACTGTCCCACATTTCACTACTTCCGTTTTCACCAAGTGGGAGAAAAAACTTCTTTTCTTGGATTCCCAGGGGTTATCAATCTTCCCCCAGAAAGATTACGCAACACAGAACTACATCGCCGGACGGCCCAACCATTGGCCCGTTTCTACACTCAGTACGGCGCGAGCGATTCAGTTCTGCCCCACGGGGCTCTATGGGGCGGTCGACCACCTGCGGATGAAGGCCTACATTTCCCACCTCAAGAAGTGTTGCAACCACGAAAACACGTGTTTCTACAATGGCGGCAGTGACGCCGTTGTCAGCGCCGAGCGCTTCGTTTCCTGGGCGCGGAGCAATGGGTGGGCCTGGCTCATGGAGGGGGATTTTTCAAAGTTTGATTCCAGCCAGACCCACCAGTCATTGTGGGCAGAGATACACGCCCGTTTGAAAGTTTTCCCCAATGCAGCGGATGAACCATTGTGGAAAGAATTCCGGTTGTGGGAGTTGCAGAGCAGGAAGGCCTTCGCTCGCACTATCCGGGTCAAGGTCGCTGCGAGGAAGCTCAACGGGGAGGTGTGGTTTTGGAAGTTTTTGGCCGACGCTGTCCGCATGTCCGGCCAACAAGACACCACGTCAGCGAACAGCGCCACAAACATTGCGGCCAACATGATTGCGCATTGCCGGGTGATGTGTGCGCTTCGCGGCTGGGCACTGACGCGCGAGAGCTTCTGGGCCATCCTTGGGGAGAGGCTGTTCGGGGTGATGGCCGCTGGGGACGATCACATTCTCGGATTTCGTGATCCCCGCCTCATTCCCCTCCACAGGGCTGAGATGGCCAGGCTGAATTTTAAGTTGACGTACGGACCGGTTGTGCC